ACGGCTTACCATAAAGATTGTCTAACTTCTTATAGGTCTCTTCAAGATTGTAGTCCGGGTGGTCTTTTGATATTTTCTTTGCCCATTTTTCTTTGTCAGTGCATTGGGCAACGATTGAAAGCCCAGCTCTCCACAGAGGTTCTTCAATAGTGGCTTGCTCTTTCGCTATAATGCCCAGTTGGTTGCAGCCTTTTCCCGCAATGGTTTTGGACATTAATAATTTAAAATCGCCTTCGGTATTGCCAGCCAACCTATCCCTCGCGGGGTCACTTCCCGCAACAGCGGGTTGGTAAATACGAGCAACTGGTATCGGGTCATCACCGAGAAGTTTTGTAAATTCATCAAAGTCTACTGGCGGCTGAATCCCGTCTCCCAACATGAACACTGGAGCGGGTGGATCATCTTTGTAGTTATGAGTTTGGGGAAGTCTTAGTACCCTAGCACCATCGGCTGTTACCGCCAAATCGGTGAGCATGTCTTGTTTTATTGTAAGATGTTTTAGACGCTCTGCTACGGGCTTCCACTCTTCGTAACTAACTGATTCGGTAAACGTCCAGTAAACATGCAGCCCTCTGCCAGAACAAACTAACGTAGGTGCTGGTAATTTATTCCCCTTGCAAAAATTCTGTAGTGATGAAGTGGCAGTGGCTCGGTCTTTATATTTTTTTGGTTTCTCTCCCTCTTTTAAAGTCTCCGTACCACAATCCAAGTCTAAGAAAAACGAACTCAAATATTTAATGTTGGGTACTGTTCGGCTTTGATCTGTTTCAAATGTGGCTAAAGCAAAGTATGTATCATATCCGTTACTATCTAAATCCATCGCAGCTTGTATTGCTAAATGAGAAGTTTCGTACAACTTTTGTCTAAGCTTGCCGTCCTTCGCTGCGAAAATGCAATACCATCCATCGTCTGGGACTATTGCATCCATGAAGCGTTTTGCGTCCATACGCTATCCCCTTAAAAAGTGCTTAAAAAACCGCCCGAAGGCGGCTTGTATTTAAAGCCAGAGGCTATTAATCTTTCTCATCGTCCCATTGAGACATCAGTGAGGATAGCTTCTTATCTTCTTCAGGGGGAGTTTCTTCAACCTTCTTGCTAACTTTTTTTGCTGGCTCTTCTACCTCTTCTGCTTCTTCCACCACTTCAAGGACAGGTGCTGCCTTTTTCTTGCGGGGGACTCGCTCAACAACAACCTCTTCTTTTGGTTTTTTGTTCTTATCAGTGTCGAACACGCGCATCTCTATCGCGTTTTTTGTTGCGTCACTCTCAACAGAAGCCACCGCTTTATTCAACTCAACCTCTTCTAGTGGTCGTGAAGGTGAGAAGAACAACTTAGGTACAGATGAGTTCTCATCAAACTTCATCTCAGTAACAACCGCAATCACTGGAGTGTTGTGCGCTTTCAAAAAACGAGCATAAGCTTGCATAGGCATTTTGCCTTCTTTGGTATCCCCAAAAATGCTAGTCGCTGGCAGTTGCATTTGGTAGACATTATCCATGTCCTCTTCCAGAGATACCGCTATCTTTTGACTATAGCGACACGCTCGACTTTCGCCTTTACCAGAACCTTTTACATTCTGCTCACAATCGGCACAGCGACTTGCTTGCGGGGCATCTACGTTATCGTCAGGTTTGTCGGTATCAGAAGACCAGCAGGTGGGGGCGGTCACCACTTCAGGATTATACTCCCCATCGTAGAACGTCCTACTAACAGGAGCTGCGTCAATGATTACAACATTTAACGTATCGTTGTTACTGACACTGACTTGATCCCCATTCACAAGATTGCGAAACTTGCCGCCCTTGAGACTGATCCTTCTGGTGGTTCCAAATGAACCCCCGCCAAGCTTGTCGTTAGTATCCTGCAAAGATTTATACAGGTCGCTGTTTACCAAAGCATTGTTTTCAAACAATGATGAAACTTCTTTATTAGACATCTTAGATTCTCCTAGTTTAATTTAGACTCTTCGTACAATTTTATTGGTTCGCGCTCATCTTTTTTGTTTGGAGACTCCCGCGCATCGTGCATCAATAGAGCTTCGGTCATGTCTCTTAAATTGAATCGGTAAGTGGTTCCTAACTTTATATAAGTTTCTTTGGGAATGACGCTATTCCTTACCCATGCCCTTACAGTTGATGTGGATACCGAGAAGTGTTGTGCCGCACGGTCAATGGTGACGTATGCTGGCGTTTCTGTTTTTTGTACAGTCATGTTACTCTCCTTTCTTCGTTGGTTTATAAATAGAAAGAACAAACTCAGAATCCGCGTTAAGACCTTTCGGTACTATATCTGGATTATCTTCAAGAAATTCTTTCACATTACTTTGATTCAAAGACTTAGAAAAGAACTCAGGCACATTGTGCTCCAACACAAATTTGTACATCTCGTCCCAATCGCTAGTCCAATACCTTGTCTTAATAGATCGTGTGACCCTCCCTGCTTCCGTAGTTAAAGAAGTGATTTCGCCCTCCTTAAAGAAAAACAATAGGTTTTCTTTTATAAGCTTTTGCTGATCTTCCAACACCTTGTCTTCTTTTTTAAATTCCGTTTTTATTCTTTCTCGCTCTGTTTTTATTTTGTGAAAAACCCTAGTCAAAGATTCAGCCGATTCGTCTGCCATTGTATTCTCCTGTTTACTGCTGTGTCGGGATTACCACTATAGTTATTAGAATTGCCCTAGTCAAGCAATGCTTTGTATAAATCAATAATTCCTGAGTGAATGTCCATTTTATTGTCTAACATGTCGTAAACATGCTTTTCTGCGCGTGATCCTTCTAACTGAATCACTGTTGTGGAGCAAGTCTGTCCCGCTCTGTGAATCCTAGCGTTAGCCTGTGCATACGTTTCCAATGAAGAGGTTGGCCCCCACCAGACCACCGTAGTGGCCTCTGTCAGCGTTACTCCATGAGCCGCTGCCTGTGGTTGTATCACCAGAACTTGTGGGTCACTGTCCTCTTGGAAGCGTTTAAATATGGCTGTCCTTTTACTGGCTGAAACTGACCCATTGATAATGGCAGTGGCTATACCTTCCTCGTTTAACTTAGCATTTAACATCTCAATAATGTGTTTGAACTGGGCAAAGATTAAGACTTTTTTCTCTGACTCCTCAATGATTTCTTTAAGTACGTTGTAGCGATTCGATATGTCGAACTCCAAAGTCTCACCGTTGTCGGTGTACAAAGCCCCTGACGATAATTGTAATAACTTGTTAAGGTTAACAGCGGCATTAACTGCGGTCACTTCCTCCCCAGATGCAGCTATCATCATTTCGTTTTTCATTTCTTTGTAGTATTTCTTTTGCTGCCGAGTCAGTTCACAGATTCGTTTGGTGTAGGTCATCTCTGGCAGGTCTAGGCACTGCTCCTTTGTAAACCTAACCGCTGGCTGGAGTACCCTGTGAACAGTGTCCTTGGCGGTATCCTTCGGTATCCATCTAAACTGGCTCACTTTGTACATGACTTGATCGCGGAATCGGCCAAACGCACGGGGTACTGCCATTGGGTTAAGAAGTTTAGCTATGCCAAAAGCGTCTGTAGGGGTCTGTGCGGCGGGTGTTCCAGTCATAAGCCATACCCATGTGTCTGGGCCTATCAAAGAGTTCATCGTCTTCCAGCGGCTTGTCTGGGCGTTCTTATAGGCGTTGCCTTCATCAATGATTATTAGGTCAAAACCTCCAGCTTTTATCTCATCGTAAACTGTTGGGATTCCGTCATAGTTAATGACAACAAAATCGCTACCTCTCTCAACAATTCCTTTACGTTTAGCGGCTGACCCGTAGGCCACATCGACTGTTCGGTGCATGGCGAAGGTAAACAAGTCATTCCTCCAAGCCGAATCCATTATAGATAGAGGGCATACCACAAGGACTCTGTTAATAACCCCTTGGTTTAATAGGTAATCTGCTGCCCATATTGCACTTGCCGTCTTACCTGTACCCATCTCACTAAAGCAGAATGCTCGTTTGTTAAGAGTGAGAAATGCCGCTGTTGTTTTTTGATGCTCAAAGGGTTTGTGCTTACCTGTCCATTTGTATTTACCCATAATAGGTGAGGGTACTTTTATATTTAGGTTCCTTAGCACTCTTGTTTCTTCTAAGCCCCAGTGAACCAACACTCCGTTGTCTACAACTTGGCTCTTAGGTATCACTGTTGTTACTTTGTTAGGGTGTCTCAACCTCAAGTGAATGGCTTTGTTGTCTATTATTCTCATCTGCTCCTTTCCCATTTAGACAAAAGTTCTATAAAAGGAAGCGGGTTTTTTCGACAATTTGAAATAGTCCACCACGGGGGGCCAACAAGATCACTAACATCCCTGACCCCGTATATTTCTCTGGCTTCTCTTATTTTAACGTGGCGCATCATCCTTGTGGTAACTTCCCGCGCACTACTAGTGGAAATTCCATTTTGTCCACCCACACTTGAAAAAGTTTCCCCGTTTAGCACTTGGATAGTCATTCGTATATTTCGAGCAAATCTTTTTTTATCGTTTTCTTTTGTGCGTTTACACTTTTTTTGCTTATTAAAACAAGTAGTGGCTACCTTTTCGGAGCCATGTCTATGACCTAGCCCACAGTCCCAATAGGTCAAGGTTATCGTTTTTTCTTTTACCATTCCTATTCTCCAGAGTCGCAAAAACCAGTGAACACGCTATGTGTCCACCAGAGTCCTATGTTGTCCGTGGTTATCCCACGTTGTTAGGCATTGCCTAACAGATTAACCCTTCTTCTTGTAGTTCCGTGCTCTATTCTTACTACGATCTTCTAACTTATAACTACCTTTCGCGTACTTCTTTGAATGGCTAAGGTCTTTGTCTTTGCGGGATGGTGCAGTCTTAGTCATAGTGCCTGTTTCTTTTTTGTCATACTCCCGCCGATCTGCTTGCCTACGCATTCTTGTCTCATGTTCGCCACGGTCTTTCTGCTGTTGGTATTCTTTTGCGTAAGGTCTTTTCTTATTGACGTATGCCACGGTTACGCCTTTTTCTTTGTTTTCTTTTTAGCGGCTTCGGACAAGTCTTTGAAATGAAACAACTTAACACTGGTCTTACCGTGGGTCTTGCCTGTGTGCGAAGAACCATCGGGCATTTTGTGAGTACCGCCTGTGTGTGCAGTACCGTCTTTTTTGTAGTGCTTTACACCCTTCATCTCAATTACTGCCCTTTTGTATTATAAGTCTATTCTTAGCAACTGGTGTCGTTTTATCAAACAATCCTATAACATTATTACCCGCGCTGTCACTACCTTTCGACAAATCT